CGAGGGGGATTTTGCCGGGGGCGGCGGTGAGGCTGGCAGTCCCGCCAGTCACAACCGACACGGCGTTGTTTTGCGCAACTACAGCCGCTGCGCGTGCTGCTTCGGATGCGGCTGCGCTGGATGCTGCTGCGGCTTGGCTGGAGCTTGCTGCAGTGGCCTTGGTTGTGGCAAGCGTGGCTTGCTCTGTAGCCAGCGTAACCTGCGTTGTTGCGTCCGTGACCTTCTGGTCCAGTGTGGTCTTGCTGACGTTGACAGCGCTGAGTAGCGCTGTGGTCTGCGCTGTCAGGTTTGCAACTTCGGTTTCAATGGTCATATGGCTTCTCCGGTATCAGTTGAATGCGTGGTGTTGAGCAATGATTGCTTGCGTGCCAATGAGGCTCGCCTGGGTCGAGATCAGGTTAACGCGCGCCTCACTGAGCGCCGCATCCATGCCAGCGATCTTTGTGCTTGAGAAACTTGCGCGCGAAAACACCGCTGCGCCTGCGACGTTTTCGTACATCTCAAGAAAGAATTCGCCGGAACCAGGAACAGAGAAATACTCGCCATTCACAGTTGCCGCCAAACCAAGCGCAGTGGTGGCGTACACATTGGCAACCTGCAATGCGTTGCCTGCCGCCAGTTGAGCGGCTTGCATCGACTCCACGGCTGATGCGGCGCTACCAGCCGCCTCGGTGGCTTTGGTCGATGCCGTGGTGGCAGAAGCACTGGCTTCGGATGCCTTGGTGGTGGCAAGGGCAACCTGATTGGCCGCTAGAGCAACTTGCGCTGCGCCATTTGTTGTCGCAAGGGCTGCGCTTGTTGCAGCCTCACTGGCTTTGGTTGTGGCGATACTGGCCTGAGCAGTAGCTGCAGTTTGCTGCTCAGATGCAGCGGTTGCGCTGGCGCTCGCGGCACTGGCGCTGCTTGCAGCGTCCTGGGCGTATTTCTTTGCGCCAAACCCCTGCCCCACAGCCACCTCAGAGCTGGTCTTTGTGGCCCACTCCTTTGCCAATGCAGCACTGGTTGAGGCATCCGCCGCCTTGACTGTGGCGATACTGGCCTGAACGGTAGTTTCGCCAAGCCGCGTCGTCGCGGTGTTTGCGGAGGTGGTTGCAGATGCCGCCGACGCAGATGCAGATGAGGCGGAGCTTACGGCTACTGCGGCATTGGCAGAGGCATTGCCGGAGTGTGTCCCTGCTGTGTTTGCTGCTGCAGTAGCAATACCGGCCTGGGTGGCGGCAGTTGTTGCGCTGGCAGATGCCGCGCTTGCATTGGTTGCGGCCTGGCCTGCAGATACCACGGCCTCGGCCGCCTTGGTGGCTGCAATCCCTGCCTGGGTTGTGGCGGTGGTTGCCGCTGTAGCAGCTTGTCCTGCGGACGCCGCTGTATCGACTGATTTAGCTGCGGCCTCGCTTGCAGACTGCGCAGCCCCCGCTGCACTGGTGGCCGCTGCGCCAGCAGAAGCATTTGCCGTCGATGCGAAGGCATCAGCATCATCGCGGGCCAACCATGCATATTGCCGCTCTGCTGCTGCAGCCTGGCTATGCGCCAGTGCCGCGACGGTAGAAATCTCGGCAGCTTCTGCCGCATCGGTGGCAACACTTGCTTTGGCAGTGGCAAGAGCAGCCTGCGCAGTGACTGGCGCCAAAGCACCCTGAGCGGCCAGCAGGGCCTGGGCTGCAGCATCTATGGGCGGATACGGCTCCTGCAATACGATCTGCTCCAGCGCGCAGTCGCTGTTTGGCACGGAGATCGTTGTATCCAGAAACTTGCGCCCGGTATCTGGATTCCAGGCCCGCACGCGGTACAGCGAACCAGCCGTGCCAAGCGCGTTAGGCCACAGCCGCAGCACTGCAACACCGGACGCATCCGCAGTCGCAGCCACCTCTTCGGGGACAACGAATCCGTTATGGGTCTCGGTTTTGTCCAGCCGCGCAGTTACACGGCAACCAGACACGGGCAACCCCGCCTGGTCGAACGCAGTGAATGTGACGTTGACGACAGGGATCACAATCGCCTCTGCAGTTAGGCCTGCGGCACCATCGCCGTGCGATTGGGGTTGCCCACCGGGTTCGGCCCAACAGCCACGGTGGCTTTTATCTCCGCGCCCAGCGAATTGCTGAACGCGGCGTAATGCGCCTGCGCCCGCGCGACATTGCCCGCGTACTCGCTGTCCTTTGTGTAGGCGCGGTACAAGGTGTAATCCTGTAGGGCATTCGCGTAAATGTCGGGCACGTTGATGTTCCCGGTCACATCTGTGTAAAGCGCCCCATCAGGTGGCTCTGCAACGTCCGTTGGATAGGCCGCATACACAATCTCAAGCTGGGCGCTTGTTGTTGCCGGCGGGTACACATAAAACACCCGTGGGTCGCGCGGGTCGTACATGTAGTGCAGCACCTCGCCAGCAGGCGTGACGCTGTGCCATCCTGGCGTCTGCGCGTCAAGAATCTCGCGGTTGGTCATGCGCACAGCACGCTTGGTACCGCCCGCATTGCGGATCACCTCGATCAGCTTGGCGCCATTAGTCGGCAGCGCCTGCTTGGAGCCCACCACGCAAGGCACGGTGGCATTGGTCGCCATGCTGTCGGGGCGGTACAGCACCACCTCGCGCTGGCCGTCGTTGAGATAGCGCACCAGCTCGGCCACGGGCCAGCGGATGGACGTGGGATCTTGCAGCGTTTCAACGCAGCGGCGGATTACAGACTGGGCGGGTATCGGCATCTAGCACTCCTGGCAATGAGTGCAAGAATCCCGCCGAATTTTTCGGAGTCAACGCTAGAGGAAGCTCGGCACCTGCCGCGTGTCGCCGTTGGCCATTTGCCCGCGCGCCAGCCGTGCCGACTCGGTGCGAATCTCCGCACGGAACAGCGCTTCAAAGTCACCCGATGGGCCTGTGAATGGCTGGCTGGGTATACGCATGATGGAGGCGATGGCACCATTGGCGATGTGCTGGGCGTACTCTTCCAACTCCACTGGCAACTCGCTGGCGGTCAGCTTGGGCACCATGGCCACACGCGCCACCACCTGCGCGCCATTGGTCATGGCGGGGTAGATACAGAGCGATGCCAGATCTTCGGAAAAGCTGAATTTGTCGCTACTGGGTTGCAGCGATTTGGCCAAGCCAGTGTCGGCCGACAGGACGGGCACCTTTGCGCCGTCCACCGTTACCCACTCGATAGCCAAGATGCGAGCGTTAGTCGAGTCTGGTTCGATCTCCACAACGTGCGGGTCGAATGCAGTCACGGGTTCAAGGTTGCGCGCCCAGCACTTGGTGCGCTTGCAGAATTCGATGGCCGCCAGGCGCACATGGTGCACCATCGTCGGCAGCGGGCAGCCCACGACATAAGGCAAGACAAACGGGCCAAAGTCTTCCCACTTCATGCCGCGTCTGCCTGCACCTGGTTGCTTTGCGCCAGGCTGATCTGACGACGCAGCTTGGCCTCATCCATGCGATCCATGGACGATTTTGGAATCCCGTGGCGGTGGCCCAGCTCGCGCAGGGCCGTCCCGTGCACCTTGAGCGGGTTGTTTCGCTCATGGCGGGGGTAGTCCTGCAAGCGTCCACCGCCTTCTACAGCGGTGGACATCCTGGGCGTGCGTCCACGGGCTGCCATTTACTTGCTCACGCAGGTCAGGGCGAGGGTGATTTTCTTGCCCGCAGTCGGGGCCGCGCCCAAGAACTTGATGCCCACGCCCACAGCCGATTCGGCAGGGGCAATCGCCATCAGGTTTTTTGTGGGCTTGGCCGATGCGCCTGCAGTGGCCACGGCCAGGGCTGCAAAAATCTCATTGCCCATCGTGCGGGTGTCGTCGGCCTTGCCGTACTTGCCCGACAACACGCCCACATCCAGCGTGCAGCCGGCACCCACCGCATCTTGGAAGACGGTGGCATCGGTAACGTAGCAGCCGTGCGGAATGGCGCAAGCCTCGGTAATGTCGTTGACAAGCACACCAGCGGGAACGGTGTAGTGGACCAACACGACGGTTGGCTGGGCGCCAGTCACGGCGCCACGAACGGCGCCTGCGGCGGCTTCAAAAGTTTGACGGAAGGCCATGGTGTTTACTCCTGGTACTGTGTCTGTTGGCGATGGCTCCCTAAGCCTTTCGGCTCAGGGATGGCATCAGATGTCGCCGCCTGGTGCGCGGGTGAAACCGGTGTCAATGGCGATCATTGCGTGCGCCATGTCCTTGTAGTGCACACGGGTGGCGTCAAAGATGGCCTTCATGTGGATCACGCGCTCGTGGCCACGGTCGTCGGAGTCTTCTTCCAGCTCCACGGTCAGGCCGTCTTTCAGGCCCTTCTTGCCCTGGGCAAAAGCCACAGCGCCAGCGCCCATCACGAACGAACGGGCAGCCGTCACCGCGCCACCAGCACCGAAGCCGGTCAGGTAGGTGCCGCAAGGCGTTTCGTCCACCAGCATGTTGTCGTACATGCCGCCGCCTTCAACGAACGGACCAGCCTTGGCGCCCATGTTGCGCACCAATGCGTTTTGCCACGCCACCCAGCCGTTGTCGCCAATGTCGTTGCGCAGGTCGGCCATCACTTCGGGGGGCAGGCAGGCCACGAACACGCTCTTACCGCCCACGTTGGCCTTTTCGATCTTGCTGGCGCCGTTGATGCCGCCGTACATCTTCGACAGCTTGTTGCGCGCCGACACCGTGAGGGTGGTCAGCGTCATCACGTTCGCATCGGTCAGCGCGCCAGCGGCGGTGTTACCGGCTGGGCCAATCATGCGGTGCTTTTCGTCGATGGGCAGCAGGGGCATTTCGATCTTCTTGAAATTGCCGTCTGCACCGCGCACGTTGGTCATGCACGAACCCACGCCCACGTCGCCCGCGATGTGGCAGTGCACGAATTGCTCCATGTACTCAGCCAGCCAGTCGGCCAGCACTTCGCGGCCAATGGCGCCCAGTTGTTGGCCGGTGCGCTGCTCGTCCATGATCGAGCCCACATTCACGCCTTCGCGGATCAGGCCAATCTTGATCTTGGTGTCGAACTGCGTGATGCGCTTTTCAGTGCCTTCCAGGCGCTCGGTGCCCACACGCGGTGCGCCCTGCAGCTTGGCAGTGATGAGCGTAGTGATCTCGTCACCCTGGCCCTTTTGCAGCTCAGTGCGCTTGACGATGACGGACTTGGAGCCCTCACCGCCCATCATGCGGCTGAAATACTGCTTGTTTGCAGCTTCCTTGCCGACGTAATAAGACCAGGCCTTGCGGGCGCCCGGATCGGTAGGGAGAACAGGAGTGGTTGACGCAGGCATTTGTACCTCCTATAGGTGGTGCCTTGCTCACTCCTGCGAGCTTGTTGCAGATCCCGTGCAACTCAGGTGAGGTCTATCTTGACCATTGGCGGCGCGACCACATTGAGCCGCGCCACACGTCCAGCTTTCGCCTCATGCGTAATCGTTATGCTTATTTTTTCGGAGTCAACGCAACCCGCATCACCGAGCAACAGCACAATCTTTCGCCCGATGCGCAAGTCCACCGTCATCTTTTTGTCTGCGACTGGTGTGGTCATGTGCATCAACCGCGCATCAGCTTCTTGAGATCCGCGTCGGACAGCGCGTCAAACGCCTTTTCGAGGTCGTCGCCCGCAAGTCGTCCCACCACTTCCGTCACCGACTTGGTGCCAGACGCTGCCGCCGTGGGCAGGCCTCCCAGCGTGATAGGCGGCTTGGGTGGTGTGCGGTCAGGCGCGGGCTGCGCAGCAGTCGAAGGTTTGGCCTGCGACACGCCCATGCGGGCCATCACCATGCGGTGCGCTTCGTCAGCGATCTGCGCAAAGTCCTTGCCCGCAGCGTCGGGCTCACTGGCCACCAGCCGCAGCGCCCGGTCAAATGTCTGCTGCGCGGCGGTGTCGCTGGCATAGTCAATCTCGGCCTGGGTGCGTGCCACCAGCGCATTGATAACCGTGGCTTGATAGCCTTCGGCGGACTGGCGGTTGACCTCGGCCAGTGTTTCAGCCCGCGCACGAGCGAGGGTGATGCCCTCCAACTCTTCGCTGATGCGGAACTCTTCGTCGGCGTATTTCTCCGCGTCGATCACCCCGTCCATGAGCTGCTTCATCGCTTCGGCCTTGGCTGCCAGCAACTCGGTGCGCTTGGCGGCCAGGTCGGCGGGCATGTCGGCACGGTAGGTTTGCGGCGCAGTGCTGGCCACCGGTTGCGCGTCCTGAGCGGCCGTCGGCGGCACATCGGCCACCTTGGGCGCGGCGGGCTGCTGGTCGTCGGCTTTCACTGGCGCCACATCGGCTGCAACTTCGGCCACTGGCTCTGCGGGCGCGGATTCCGGCGCTGCATCGTCGGGGGTGTCTGTCACGCGGTCGGCGTAGGGGTCAAGCCCTTTCGCCTCCATAGCGGCGATCTCGGCTGCAATCTGGTCTTCGGGGTCGGTGTAAGTTGTCATCTGCGGTCACTCCTGCGATGCGGGTTGGGAAAATTGTTGCTGCGCCAGGCCTGGCTGCACGCCATCAGCAGCCATGGTTTCGCTGCCCACCATGGCGCCGTCCATCTGCTGCATGGCGGAGATGGGTGGCGTGGGGCCAAGTGGTGCGGGCTGCTGCGGCATGGCGTCGGGGTCGATCACACCGGGGCCGTTCATGTCCTTGAAGCCCACCGACTTGAGCAATTCATCAGCCACGGGCGTGATCTGCGGCGCCATCGCCAGCACCTGGGCAGCCTGGGCCGACAGATACAGGCCTTCCAGCCGCTTGGCCACGGCGTCGGCCTCCAGCTTCTCGCCCTTGGCCTGGGCCTCACGAATGGATGCCTGCAACTGCGCCATTTCGGCCTCAAACTGTGCGGCTGCTGCCTGCTGCTTTTGCTGCATGGCGGCCTGCTCTTCGGGCGTCATCTCTGCGTCTTCGTCGCGCTGACCCGTCACAGAGCGGATGCGCGCAAGCACCTTGTCTTTCAGCGGTAGGTTCGGGTTCATCTCGAAAACCACGTCCAGCAGCGCCACCACGACCTGCGGTGCCGACCCGGCCAACTGCCCCAGCACACCCAGCAGCGCGTCATAGCTGGCCGATGCGTGGCTCTGCTTCCACTGCTGCTCGCCCACCAGGAAATCGGACTCTTCACCCGCAATGTCGTTCTCGAACCGCTCGCCGTTCCAGGCGTTCACCTGGCGGAACTTGCGGTTGGCCCCGTTACCCCCGATGGGAATCGCCCGCTCGGTCGTCATGTACTGCTCGCACAGGCTCAGGGTCAGCACCCCCTCGATGTTCCGTGCGCGCAGCAGGTTGTCAAAAATTTCAGTGGTCAGCAATGAGCCTTGATCCGCCCGCAGTGCGCGCGACTTGCCGCTGATAGCGTCAGAACTCGTCTCCCGGTTCTCAGGCGTCACACCAGACAGCCGGGAAATGGAATCCATGTCGTTCTGTGCGAACGCCATCAACTGCTGTATGTCGCCGTTGTTCTTCGCCTCTTGCACCTTGCCGCCCGACAGAGCCCCGTCCGCAAAGATGGCAATCCCGTTCGGGTCTTTCAGCTCTCGGTCGATCTGCTCCAGCGTCATGGCCTCGTTGTCCACGGCGCTTTTCTCCATCCGCATCTGGTTCGAGTGCGCCAGGTAATGGCTGCGCATGATGCGGGCGTTCAGCGAGTCCTGAATGTCCACCAGGTCGCGGATCGGGCTATAGCAAAGTCCTGTCTCGATGGACCGGTAGCACCAGATCGGCACGAACGGGAACCGCCCATGTTTGTACGGCGACACCGACTCCACCAGGATGTCCTCGCTGGTCATGATCGTGCAGTGGATCTCCCACGACACCGGGTCGGTGATGCCGCCCACATGCTTTTCCTTGACAGTCACAGGCTCGCGCGTCCATGCTTCGAGCAACATCACACGGTCACGGGTCGAGAACAGGTCGGTGCCCACAAACACCCCGGCGCCACTCTCGCTGCTCGCAATGGCGTCTGCGCCCAGCAGGTTGGACGAGCCCGCCCACATGCCCATCAGGCGCTCGCCGCTGCCGCGCTGGGATACGCGCTCCAATTCGGTCCGCTTGTGCGGGAATAGCGCAATGGCTACATCCAGGTCCACCACTTTCGAGCGGAAAAGGAAACGCGCATCGTCGCCATCGCGGTTGATGGCGCGGCTGTCATGCACGATGTTGCGCCAGTCCTCGGCCACGGCCACCACCTTCGGGCCTTGCTTGTCCTGGCGAACAGCCACCTCCAGCCAGCCCAGGCCGGTGACGAAAGACTGGTCGGACGCTAGGCTGCGCTCAAAGCCGGTCTGGTTGGTGTAGTCCAGCCACTTCATCAGCTCCTGCTTGGCTTGAGCCGACTCGCGTGCCTGCTTGTCGTCCCGGCGCGGCGCCACAGTGAAATCAATCCGCCCCCGGCGCTCGGTGCCCTTGAGCCAGTCGATCACCGGCTTGATGGCGTTGTACGACACGGCAGACTGCCCACGCGCTGCCAGCTTTGCCCGCTGGTCTGCGGTGAATTGGTCGTTTTCGTAGTAACGACACCAGCGGATGCGGTCGCGCCTATTTTGTTCCTGGCGAAGCAACTCCTCCAGGTACATGTCCTTGATGCGCAGATGGTGGTCGTGCGCGGTCGATGCGGCTGTTTTCATAGGGCAATCTCGGTCACAAGGTCGCCGCGCTTGGCTGTCACCTCGAAAGTAGTGCCATCGCCAGCTACAAGGCGGCGGCGGATGTTGGGTGGGGCCATTGGCATCCGCACCATGTCGATGAGCGCGTTCAGCACCGCGTCGATGTAGTTGCGCACCGCGGTGCGGTCGTCGCTCGTGTAGCCCATCAGCTGCACCGACTGCGTGGCGTCCCAGATCAAGGCGCGCGTGGGCGACCCCGTGGGTTTGCCGTCGTCGGTGAAGTCCAGCATGTGCGGCCGGTCGGCCTCGCGGTAGCAGCGTGGGTGCCAGATGCCAGCGGTCATGTCGTCAGAGCGGACCACCGCGCCATCACGCGGGCGGCCAATGACCACCACGCGCTGTGCCTTGCGGCTCTCGGGCAGCACAGCCCATTCCAGCGACACAAGGAAGTCGCCCACTCGGCGGGTCTTCCATGCGTCAGGGCCAGCCCACTCGACCAGCTTGCGGCCCTGGGCGTCTATCGTTCGGGTTTCTCTCATCTCCAGGACTCCCGTGTGCGGTTTGCGAATGCGTTGATTGCGGGCTCGGTGGACTCGCCTGCGTCCAGCGTCTGGGCGTGCTGGCGCCATGCGTCACAGCCGTGTGATGCCCAGTTGTGCAGAGGCCTGTTTTTCCATCGACCGAGCTTGTCGTCCCATTCGTACTGATAGTTGTCCAGGCACTTGATGCCCTGGGCGCACTCTTCGGCGTCAAACCAGTTGTCGGATGGCAGCGCCTGGCGGGTCTTGTCGATGCCGATGTCCAGATGCGCGATGCGGGGCACCACAACCAGGTTGCGCATGCCCAGATTGGTCATGATCTCCTTGCGGTCGATCACAACCTCGCCCTGCATGTCCTGCTCGGCGTCGTGTGGCACGAAGTGCTTGCGAAACGAAACGTCGTTGGCCTCAGCCCACTCCTTGCACTGACGCCACCAATACTGCAGACCTTTGCCTGAGCCCTCGATGTACTTGACCCAGCGGTTTTGCATGCCCACACGCTGGCGGAACCAGATCGCGGTCGCATCGCCTACGCCGAAGTCCCAATAGGTGTCCACCGAAACGCCAACCTGCACCGGTACGGCGGTAATGCGGCGCTTCTCACGGATGGCCGCCATCTGCTCGGCAAAGATCGCGCCGTCAATGGCTTGCTCAAACGCCTCTTCTGGTGTGCCTGGGTACTCGCGCCCCATGTCGTTGAGCAGCGCTGCCTTCTTCTTGACCCACCAGGCTTTTTGCTCGGCCGTCAGCTTCACGCAGGTCTTGACCTCCAGGTCAGCGAAGTGCTTGGCCTGCTTCTCGCTGACGTGCACACCCTCTGGCTCCAGTTGGTAGGCCGTCTTGGCGTACCAGGGGTAGAAGTGCAGGCGCCAGTCCAGCGCGGTCAGCTTTCGGCCCTCTTGCTTTGCGCGCAGGGCCTCGATGCAGTAGTCGTAGAAGTACCCGCCCATGCCTTCGGCGGTGGACTCCACGAACAACATGTTTCCAGCCGCCACCGACTCGAACGCGCCAGTGACGATTTCCTTGGCCTTCTCGGGGTACTTGCGGCAAATCTTCCCGAACTCACTGACGTGCAGCAGCTGCAGCGTGCCGCCCCGGAAGCTGGTGGACACGTAAAGCGTCGAGCCATTGGCGAACGTCACCTGGCTCTCGGTCTTTTTGACGACAGACACCGTCCCCCGCAGCGGCTCTGGCAGGCGGTCGTAGGCGAAGATGACCTTGTTGCGAAAAAACTTCTCGGCGTCTTCGCGGTTGTGGGCAATGATGCCGGCCGAAAAGTTGGTATTGAAAAGGCACTGGTCCAGCGCCAGGATGCAGATGAACGTGGTGAACCCCAGTTGGCGCGCCTTGAGAATCAGATTGCGGTAGTGCAGGTTGTCGTAAAGCTGGCGCTGCTCGTCGTTGGGCACGAAGCGCACCACCTCATTGCGCTCGTTGACGATGTGGTACAGGTTGCACAGGCGCCACCATGGGTCGGCCCACAAATCGGGGCGCAGGTCTTCGGCAGTAACGACAGCGGCCGCGCTCATTTGCTCACGGGCAGCTTGGAGCCATTGACCATGGCCAGCAGCTTCTGCATCGCCTCAGCCGGATTGGTCTGGGCGTTGTCCTTGGCGAATAGGCCCAGGTGCTTGAACAGGCGCTCCAGCGCTGCGTTCTTGTCTGCGAGCTTGTACTTGCGCACCACGGTTCCCGAGCCGTCCTCGTCGCGTGATCGCTCGGTGGCCAGCTCCAGCCCCTGAATGGCTGCAGCCGTGTCGTCGTCCAGTTGATTGATGGGGATGGGGTTGCCTTCCGCGTCTGTCAGTTTGCGGATGTCAAAAAAGGCAAGGCGCATTGCCTCGGTCAGCACACGCTCCACTGAC